CCAAAATTTCCATATCGCATGGTAGTTAAATTTGCTCCTTCTGTCCAAGTAGTTCCGTCATAAAATTCATTTCCTAGATTTATTGGAGCAGCTCGGTAACCACAAATATATATAGCAGCGGTCTGAGTACCAGCTCCACCACCGTCAGCATGCTCAACATTTAAACTTCCTCCTGAAGCCCACGCTCCTGCGCCTGCTGTTCCTAGTTTAAATTTTCCTGCGTCAGAATTATACCAAAGTTGTCCAACAGCTTCACTCGCCGTGGGATCGCTTGATAAGTTCTCGACCGTATAGCCCTGTATACCTTTATAAGTTGCCATTATTATTTATCCTTCAATAGCCAGCCTTGTGTTGCGTCTACATAAACTAAAGAAAAACCAGCTCGTTCTACCGCTACTGTTAAATCAGCAGCGCTACCTTGAATTTTATGTGAGTTCCTTCCTATTGTTAAATTATTTGTATCAAAAGTGCCAGCGTAATCTATAAAACTAACTTCATCTCCTTGTGTTGCTGAACTAGGTAAAGTTGCTGTAAATGCTGAAGAAGTTGTATTACAGAAATAACCTTCTCCTGCTACTGCAGTAAAACCTGTTGTATCAACCGCTTGCCAAGAAGTTCCACCAGAAACCGTTGTCCAGGACATAACGCCTGCATCTGTAGAAGCAAGAACATCGCCCGAAGTAGAGGGAAGTGCCGTTGGTAATGTATAAGCAGTATCTTCCGATAAAGAACCAACAGTTAAACTTGCATAATTAGATCCAGCATCTGTGTCTTCGTAAATTTTTATTTTTCCAGCTTGTGTAGAATTTCCTTGAACAACAAAATTACCTGAACCATTTGCATTAACAGTTACATCTCCATTAGCTGCATCCGTAATTGTAATATTACTAGAGTTCGTACTTGAATTTGTATCTAATTTTAAATCATAAGCACCATTAGAAGAAACATGACCTACTTCAGATCCTCCTCCAATGCTTACTAAATCTGTTTTAAGAACAACGTTTCCTGTTCCGTTAGGAGCAATATCTACATCAGCATTAGATGCTGAAGTAATATCAAATCCATTGACATCTAAGTCACCACCTAATTGAGGAGAAGTGTCATCAACGACATCTCCACCAGTAGTAACTTCATTAACATCTGATCCATCCATATAGATGATGGCTGTTGTTTTCTTAGTTGCTGCGAAAGTATATCCAGAGCCTGAATCCGATGCTCCTTTAATTTGAACGGTATAAGAACCGCTCGTAGAATTTTTTATTACATATTGCATTTCCGTTCCGTCAGGAATGGTTACAATTCTGTTTCCTGTAATTGTACCTGTAAGGTCAATCACTTTAGTTGCCATAGCAGCGCCTGTTGAGCCATCAGACACACTTAAAGTTGTTGTTCCAGCTCCACCTGCAATAGATTGAGCTATATAGCCACCTGCTATTTGTTCTAGAATTTCTAAATTTGTATTAGTTTTTGTTCCCCATGTACCGGCATTTTCGCCAGTAGCCATTTTTTCTACACCTAAATTTGTATATGTCGATGCCATATTTTATTCTCCTAAGCTGCTTTGCCGTCTACGTCCGTATAGCTGGTATTTGATCCAGATGCAACATCCGAATAGGATGTATTCGAACCTGTTGAGACCGCACTATGAGATACATTTGAGCCAGTTCCAACATTTGAATACGTAGTATTCGAACCCGTTGAAACATTACTATAAGATGAATTTGATCCTGTGTCAACATCCTCATAATGAATGATTCCAGGCGCTCCAACCGATGCAGTCATAGCATCTAAAGAAGGTCCAATCACTTGATCTGGTATTTCGGGAAGCGTTCCTAATGAAGCAGTAACAGATAATCCTGTAATTGCATATTTAGATTCAATGACCACGGATCCAACAGAGCCAGTCATTGCTGACATTGAAACACCTGTCACTGTAGCAGGACTTAATTCTCCTACAGAAGCCGTCATTTCAAAACCACTTAATGGAATACCTACGTTTGGAAGAGTTACACTTCCAAGAGACATGGTAGTACTTAAACCACTTGGTTCTACTACTACACCTGAAAAAATAACTGGAGTACCTAATGAAGCGGTTGCTTCAACTCCTGTTAATGCAACGCCTACATTTGGAATAGTAACGGAGCCTATTCCTGCTGTCATCGCATCTAATGATACTCCGACTGCTTGATCAATAACACTTACCGATCCAATAGAAGCAGTTGCACTGACTCCTGTTAAACCCATCACTTGATCAGCAACTGTTACTGATCCTATCGATGCTGTTGAAGATACTCCGGTTGGTGCAACAGTGACGTCGGTCACTGGTGTAACTGTTCCTAAACTTGATGTGACTTCTAAACCAGTTGGTTCAACTGTAACATTTGTAAGTGGAGTTACAGTTCCTAAAGTTGATGTGACTGATAATCCTGTAACTGAAACAACTTTATTATGAGTGCCTCCCCAAGGTTCATTACCCCAGGTACTTCTTCCCCAACCTTCTTCGTAAATATCTAGATCACCCCAATTAGATCTACCCCAAGATAGGTGTCCCCATCCTTGGATTACATCTTCACTAGTATATCCTCCTGTATTCCATGCACCTTCTCCATAAGGTACATTATGCGCGCCCCAGCGAGTTGGATTAACAATCGCCTGTACGCCTGTTACTGATACAGTTATATCAGCCATGGCGAGACTCCTATGCTATTCTTAAGATCGCGTCGGATGCGTCAGCTGTTGGAAATTGAATTGTAAAAGTTCCGCTAGTTGCTGTTTTATCTCCGCCAAAAGCAATGGCACATACAGCGTCAGTAGTTCCTGACCCTGTGCCCGTTGTTGTGTTGTAGATTAAAGCTCCATTAGCAGTAAAAGATGCCGACGTCCATGAGACATCAGAAAAATCTGTATAAGCTGTTGTTGAACTTGAAGTTGGTGTAACGTTCGTCAACGCTTTTCCTCCAGCTGTATAAGCTGTTCCAGATGTATTTGTAATTTCATTAGTCGAGGCATAATCTGTAGTAGAGGCTCCTAGAGTTGCTGAACTTGTATACAATGCAATCTTGAATGTATCACCTGTAGAATTAGTAAAATTATGTTCGCCTTTTAAAAGCTCTACCTTAAATGATGTACAAACTGCCGATGTTATTGCCATAGTTTACTCCTAGTTTATTGAGGCGGAGACTCAATGGGTATACGAACTGTGCCGTCCGTATAGTCATCTCTTCGTCTTCTACCTATTTGCATTGCTGCAAATTTCTGTACTTCCGTTTTATACTTGTTTTCGTAAAGTGTCAACATGTCCATTGGGCCTTTTAAATACCCATACGTTTCCGCTAAACAACAATATAACAGCCCTTGAGGGAAGTTTAAACTAATGTAATTAGTCTCATTCCCTGATTCTAAAGTGGCGGGCATCACATTATAATGAACCTTGAACATATAAGCTGCATCTGGAACTGGAGCAAACATCAGTCTTCCAGAAAGAGTATCTGATAAACCAGTGGCTCCTCCAAACATAGCATAATATTTAGGTTTCCCTCTTTTACCTGTTTCTGTAGATGGAACATATTCTTGTAAAAAAGTTCTATCTCTTTTTAACATCCAATCATTAGCTCCTGTTACTGCTGATGTGGAATCATAAACTTGAACTCCTCTAATAAAAAGGGCTCCAGCAGGACAGTTAATAGTTGTTTGACCCGCTACTAAACTTCCAGTTTGAGCTTTTCTATCTGAATCAATTGGAACCTCCATCATGATTCTTTGTTGAGCATTTAAAATAAGATTTTCTAAAACAGCTGTAGTAAGAACCGTATCCCCTACTTCTGTGTAGTTTCTAATCATAGTTACTAATGTTGTATAACTAATTCCTGACATTATGCTACAATCTCCTGACAAGCGTTACAGCTTTTTTTAAATCTCGTATGACTTGTACAATGTTCTGGTTTTGGTTGAGGTTTTACAATCTCAACTTCTTTTTTACCAAACCATTTCTTTAATAAGTTTTTTATATATTTTATCATTAAGGTCTCATATTCACTGGTCCACCAAAAGCAAAAAACCCTCCGCCGGTTGCTGTGCTAGACGCATTATTTTTTAAACTAAACGTAAAACTATTACTAACTGTAACTGATCCAGGGGGA